GTTCTAACTATGTTGCTATTGCAAGTACGATTTCTGTTCCGGCAGATGCAACATTAAGTTTTTTAGAAAACCCAATCTATTTAGATGAAACAGATCATTTAGCTGTTACAGCAAGCGCTAATAGTGATTTAACTTATTTTGTTTCATACGAAGAATTAGACGACGCGTAGGAGGTAATTAGCTATGGCAAATGGCGGAATTATTGGACCTGTTCAAACAGCTGCGGCATCACCCGTTAGTGCAAAAGTAACTACTTTTAATGCATCAGGAACATTTGTTGCTCAAGCAACAGCAAACACAGATTATTTAGTAGTAGCCGGAGGAGGTGGTGGTTCAGTTTACTCTGGAGGTGGTGGCGGTGGTGGCGGTTATCGTGCATCAGGTTTTGGACCAAGTCCTTTACGAGCTCCTGCACAACCTGTAATTAGAGGTAAATCATATACAATAACAATTGGTGCAGGCGGTGGTAGTGGTGGTCCAGGAGCACCAGGTAATGATTCCTCGGCTGTTTTAGAAAATACAATAACATCTACTGGTGGCGGAGGCGGTGCTCACACTGGCGCTGGAAGAGATGGTGGATCAGGTGGTGGTGCAGGTTATCATGCAGGTGCTGGAGGTTCTGGAACAACAACTGCTTGTATTGCTGAAGGTAATGCAGGTGGAGCTTCAGACGCAACAGTTTATTTTGTTGGTGGTTCAGGTGGTGGTGCTGGTGCAGTAGGTAATGCTCAACCTGATGGTGGTTCAGCTGTCGGCGCTGCTGGTGCTGTTGGTGTGCCTAATAATATTACAGGAAGTCCTATAGGTTTTTCTGGTGGTGGTGCAGGTTCGAGTGGTGGACCTAATAACGGTGGATGTTGTCAAGGTACAGCTCCTACAGCAGGCGCTGGAAGTCCTTGTGGATCTGGTGGACCATCTTCTGGTACGGTAAATGCAGCTGCAAACAGAGGCGGTGGTTCAGGAACAGGAAGAAATATGGCTGGTGAAGCAGCCGCTGGTAATGGTGGATCAGGTAAAGTTGTACTTAAAGAACAAGCAGCAACTGTTATGTTAGCACCTGGTGTTTGGAATATAAATGAAGTATTTGATAATGTTAAAAATGCAACATGGACAAATGATAACAGATAATATATATTATAAAATTTAAGGAGAATAAATATGGCACATTTCGCAGAATTAGAATCAAAAACTGATCCAACAGGTTTTACATCTGATACACATTTAGTTGTAAAAAGAGTGGTGGTTGTTGCAAATGATGAAGTACCGTCAGATGAACACGTTGATGGTGAAACATGGTGTGTAAATTTTTTTGGTGGTGGCACATGGAAACAAACATCATACAATAATAATTTTAGAAAACAATATGCAGGTATAGGTATGACTTATAATGCATCAAAAAATAAATTTTTATCAACGCAACCTTATGCTTCATGGTCTCTTGACTCAAGTGACGATTGGCAAGCACCAATAACTTATCCATCAGTAACTGATGATGGTGAAGAAACACCTTCATGGTTTTATTTTATTAAATGGAACGAAACAAAATATAACGCTGACAACGATACAGGTTGGGAAGCAATTAAATCAAACGACGACGCAGAAACCAAAACAGTCTATAATTGGAATGGCTCAGCTTGGGTTTCTGAATAGGAGACCTTAAATGGCAAGAACCAACGGCGGAATAGTAGGTAAAAGAAACGTAGCTTCTTTTGGGAAGTGTACTGTTACTTCAATTACATCGACTGGAAATCACACAACACAACCCGGATCTAAACTTGCAGAAGCAATAATTGTTGCTGGGGGTGGAGCTGGTGGACCAGGAGTTACAGGCAGTAGAGGTGGCGGTGGCGGTGGCGGTGGAGGATTTATTTCAAAATCAGTTTTTTCAGTTTGTGGAAATACAGCTTACCCTCTAACAATTGGTGCAGGTGGAGGAGCAGATTCAAGTGGAAATAATTCAGTAGGTTTTGGTTGCACAGCTATAGCTGGTGGAAAAGGTGCTGGATCTCCAGTTACAGGATCTAATGGTGGATCTGGCGGTGGAGGAACTTTTCCAGGAGGATCTGGTGGTAGTGGAACTTGTGGTCAAGGAAATGCAGGAGGTGTTGCTGGCACGTCTTCTCCTAACAATGTAGGAGGAGGTGGTGGAGGTGCTGGTGGAGCAGGTGCTTCAGGAGCTTTACCATGTGGTCCAGCTAGAGGTAAAGGTGGTGCTGGTGGACCAAGTACAATTACAGGTGCATGTGTAAAATATGCTGGTGGTGGAGGTAATGGAATTGCAGGTGGTAGTTTAGGTACAGCTTGTTGTGGCGGTGGAGGTGGTGGAGGATATCCAGGTGCTGGAGCTTATGCTGGGTGTGCAAACACTGGTGGTGGTGGAGGTGGATCCGGTAGATGTGGTGCTGGTGGTAGTGGTGGCTCTGGTATAGTCATCGTAAAAGAATTAAACAAAGCAAGTGGTGTATGGAATTTAAGAAGTCAATTAAGAGCATTGCAACAAGGAACATGGCCTGATGGAACTGTAGCTTTAAATGTAGATTTAGATTATTTAGTAGTAGCTGGTGGAGCTGCTGGTGGTGGAGCTGCTGCTGGTGGTGGAGGTGGAGCAGGTGGTTACAGAACTACTGGTTACGGACCAAGTCCATTAAGAGGAACAGCAATATCTGATTTAACAACAGGAAGTTATACAATTACCGTTGGAGCTGGAGGATCAGGACCACCAAGTACTACTGGTAATTCAGGAACAGATTCAGTATTTGGAACAATAACATCTGCTGGTGGTGGTGGCGGTGGTAAAGGTTGTGGTTCAGGAACTTGTGGAGCAGCTGGTGGTTCTGGAGGTGGAGGTGGTGGTGGTACACACACAGCAAGATCAGGAGGTAGTGGTAATACTCCTCCCGTAAGTCCACCACAAGGTAATGCTGGTGGTAATAATAGACCAGGTGTACCTAAATATACTGCAGGAGGTGGTGGTGGAGCGACTGCTGCTGGTGGAGCAGGAGCAGCTTGTGATGCAGGAGATGGAGGTGCAGGAGCACCAAATACAATTTTAGGACCAAACACTTCATACGCTGGTGGTGGTGGAGGTGCAGCAGGATGTCAAGGTGCGTGTGCCGTGTATGGTGTAGGTGGAGCTGGTGGTGGTGGAGATGGCGGAAGAGGTTCAGGCACAGCCGCACAACCTGGAACGGCCAATACTGGTGGTGGAGGAGGTGGTGCATCAACTATTGCTTCTACAAGTACTCCAGGTGGTGCTGGTGGATCAGGAATTGTAGTAGTTAGAGGCCCAAGTGCATTAACATTTACAGGTAGTCCTTGTTGTGCATTTACAGGTTCAACTCACCCAGGTGGTGATAAAATTGCTAAATTTACTGCTTCTGGTACATTGACAATTAGTAAATAATTTAATATATTATTTTTATGGTGGTAAAAGAAAGAATATGAATTTAACAAACTATTACTGGTATTTTAAATCAGCGATTCCAGAACGTATTTGTGATGACATTGTAAAATATGGAAAACAACTGCAAGATCAAATGGCAGTGACTGGTGGATATGGTGGTCGAAAACTAAATGCAAAACAAACAAAAGATTTAAAAAAGAAAAGAAACTCCGACATTGTTTGGATGAGTGATAGATGGATATATAAAGAAATACAACCTTATATTCATACAGCAAACGCAAGTGCTGGTTGGAATTTTCAATGGGATTATTCAGAATCTTGTCAATTTACAAAATATACTAAAGGTCAATTTTATGATTGGCACTGTGATGGTTGGGATCAACCTTATCAAAGAGAACAAGGAGATCCATCAAACGGCAAGATTAGAAAGTTATCTGTAACTGTTACTTTAACAGATCCAAAAAAATATAAGGGTGGTGAATTAGAATTTGATTTTAGAAATATGGATCCAGATAAAAAACCTAATATACATAAGTGCAAAGAAATATTACCTAAAGGATCTTTAGTTGTATTTCCTGGTTTTGTATGGCATAGAGTATGTCCAGTAAAAAGTGGAGAAAGAAACAGTTTGGTTATTTGGAATTTAGGATGGCCATATAAATAATATGATACATAAAATTTCTAAACTATA